TGAATCTGACTCTTGCTTATGACGGAGAGTTTGGATTTACAGCCACACTGACCGTCAACATGGAATCAAAGAATGCAGGACTGTATGCGAACCTGTTCTACTACAATGAACAGACCGGAGAACTGGAATTTATCAGCGCCGGACAGATTGATCCGGATGGAAATGTGGAACTTGTATTTACCCATGCATCAGATTACACGATTGTTGTTGATGCCAAGATTATGAGTGATAACGGTCAGGCAGACAACAAATCTGATGAAACCATTCCTGCACCTAAGACAGATGACAGCACTTCAAAATATGCATGGAATAATACGATAATCATTATTATAGGTATCTGTATTATACTGAATGTTTTTGGAGCTGTATTCTATGTAAGAAAAAAGAGTGGTTCTGAGGAAGAATAAGTATCTGACATAGTAATTGAATAAAAGTGGGAATGTGGGAGCGTACTGGCAAAGGGTGTAACAGTATAAACATGAAAAGCGGTGTATGTCTTGATGAAGAGACGTATGCCGCTTATTTGCGTCAAAAATGATAGAAAACTAAAAGAAAAAAAGAAAAAAGAAAAAAACTAAAGAAAAAAAGAAAAAAACTAAAGAAAAAAAGAAACTAAAAGAAAAAAGAAAAAAAAACCTCAGTCTGGAATATTTTTTGTCGGTGAAACTTTTTGCGGGAATACAGCGTCAAAATCGTAGAATATATCAAAAGAATATGTGTTACAATAAATACCGAAAAATAATTGCATGCAGTTTTCAAAAGTGAGGAAAGGATATATGTCGGACAGAAAAAAAGAACAGGCGGTGGAGCGTGCCCTGACGGAAGGGTATGAGAAGTATTACCGTCTTGCTTATAGTTATGTACATAATGAAGCGGACGCGCTGGATATTGTACAGGAAGCAGCCTATAAAGCTATTTTAAAAAGTGACAGCCTGAAGGAGCCGCAATACGTGGAGACCTGGGTGTACCGGATCGTGATCAACGAGGCGTGCAGCTTCCTGCGCAGCCGGAAGGAGAGCGTGGATGTGGAGGAGATCCAGGCGGCAAGTGAAGATATCTATGAAAATATTGATTTAAAGCGCGCAATAGAAAATCTTGACCCAAAGGATCGTGCCATCGTAGTCCTACGATTTTTTGAGGACAGGCAGCTGGAGGAGATCGCGAAGATCCTGGATGAGAACCTGAGTACGGTAAAGAGCAGGCTGTACCGGGTGATGAAAAAACTGCGGCTGAACCTCGAGGGCAGCATGGGCTGAGCAATCCGTAGTCAAAGTCGTGGGATTTTGCCCCGACATCATATATAGGCAGGACATAAGACAGATACAGACAAAGAGATATAGGAAGATATAGGAAGAGATAACATGACCGGTCCGAACCGACCGGGCAGATGGAGAATAGATATGACAGAACAGGAACAGTTGAGACAATTAAAAGAGGAGTATGAGAATATGATAATACCCGAAGCGGGACGGGAACGGCTGCAGGCAGGTATCGACAGAGCCCGGATGGAGAAAAAAAGAGTAGAGCACGCCAGAAGGCGTTCTGCATGGACAGCAGTGGCGGCTGCAGCAGTCGTGATGATCGCACTGCCAAATACCAATATACAGATAGCCCATGCCATGGAAAATATTCCGTTGCTGGGTGGCTTTTTTAGGCTGGTAACAGTGCGGCAGTACAATTACAGTGACGAGAACCATGATGCTGAAGTAGAACTTGCACAGATCAACTATGGAGAAGACGCAGGAGAAGGTGCTTCCGTTGGAGAAGTGGCAGCCACTCCTAAGGGCACAGCAGCCGGAAGTGTGGAAGGTGTCGGACAGGAGGCTGCGGTAGCAAATCTGTCGGAAGACGGTGTGGAAGCGGTCAACCAGGATATGGAGGCTACGGTAGAGGAACTGATCCGTCAGTTCGAGGATACCTTATCCGAGGAAGGATACCATGGTCTGCATGTGTCCCAGGAGGTCGTTACGGACAATGAGAGGTATTACACCGTAAAATTAAGCGTGTTGGAGACGGAAGCCAGCGGCTACGAGAATAATCAGTTTTATACGATTGATAAACAGACGGGAAATGTGGTGACACTGGAAGATCTGTTTGTGGAAGGGAGCGACTATATTTCCGCGATCAGCGAGAACATTAAGACCCAGATGCAGGAGCAGATGGCGGCGGACGAAGGCGTGATCTATTTCCTGGATAATGACGATATGCCGGAATTCAATTTTCAGGGGATCACGGAGCAGACGAACTTCTATTTTAATGAAAAAGACGAACTGGTCATTGCCTTTGACGAATACGAAGTGGCTCCCGGTTCTATGGGAGCACCGGAATTTGTGATTCCGCAGGAAGTGACGGCAGCAATTTTAAAGTAAGCAAAAAATATCTAAATGGGGAAACTCCCGCATATCATGAAACAAAAGGATATGCGGGAGTTTTTTTATGTCATTGATTGTATTGGATGCGGGGCATGGTGGGGGATGGTCGGAAATACAGCTACTATTCTATAACCCCAGTGTTTATACGGGTTACGGGATTCATTCTACCATGAGGTAATAGTGGAATTCAAGGGTATTTGTATCTTTGTAGAATACAATCTTACGCACAATGCCCCGGAGGGCTTCCGCTTTCAGATCATTCGGTGCGTCACTTTCGATGATATCCAGGACAGACTGCACACGGCTTAAGAACTGCTCTTTGTAGTTCTCGGGACCGGAGGCAGCAGTCGTCAGCTCTGAGAGCAGGACTTCCAAATCTGCACGTCGCTTCTCGATCATCTCTTTATTCCGCTTGTAATCTTCCAGAGTATCAATTTCATTCAAATATGCTTCCTTGATGCGTTCCAACTTACGATCCAGGGAAGCCAGTTCACGCTGATAACGCTGCCTGTCTAGCTCTACAGTCGGCTCATAGGTGCGGACAAGCTCAAAGGATACGTCCGTGACGCTCTCCAGCACCTCATGGAGAGACGATATTACGGCACCGGTAAGTTTCTTGGCCGAGATGTATTGTGAGCCTGCATGAAGCCCTTTTATGTATCCGAGACACTGGAAGCCCTCGCCAGAGATATAAGTACTGCCGTTAGGTGCTTTCCGGGGATAACCTTCTTTGTGGGACAGGGACTTGCCGCAGATAGGGCATTTTACGAGACCGGACAGCCAGTGCTTCGTGTGGGAGACCGGATGCTCATAGCGCTGCATGATCTTCCTGCTGCGCTCCCGGCGCTCTTGGACGATGTCCCAGGTATTCTGATCGATAATCGGGGGATGGTGGCTGTCACTGATGATCCATTCCTCGGGATCCCGCAGGGTACTGGTGGCACTGGATTCCCGCATGTTATAACGAACCTTGCCGATGTAAAATGGATTCTCCAGTATGTAGATCACACCTTCCTGATCAAAACGCTTGCCAGTCTTTGTCTTGTATCCATGGTCATTCAGATCTCTGGTGATGTAATTGATGTCACTGCCGGAGGCGTACATATCAAAGATTTTCCGGACAATGGCAGCCTCCTGCTCTTCGATGACAGGATTTTCATTCGGGGCTTTGGTGTATCCCAGTGGCATTTTACCATTATAGAGACCCTTGCGGGCGCGGGAGAGCATGGAACGGCGGACTTCCCCGGAGAGGTTGACGGAGTAGAACTCATCCTGCCACTCTATGATCATTTCAATGAGTCGGCCGTACATACCATCGATCAGCGGCTCACTGACGGATACCACATCAATCCCCAACTTCTTCCGGAGCATGGACTTATAGAAGGTGCTCTCATCCTGATTTCTTGCGAAACGGCTGAATTTCCACAGCACAATGACATCGAAGGGCTTCGGCTTGGTCTTCGCCATTGCGATCATATTCTGGAAAGCATACCGGTTGCTGGATTTACGGCCGGAGCGTCCATCCTCTTCCACGAAGATATACTCAGATGGCAGCAGGATGTTATGCTGCAGGCAGTATCGTTTGATCTCCTCCAACTGGGACTCCGGGGAATACTCCAGCTGATCATCGGTGCTGACACGGATATAGGCAGCACCGGTACGGATCCGAACCGTGGACTCGGCAGATTTACGTATCACATTCTTAGACATTGCACATTCCTCCTAAGTAAATGTACGGAAAAATGGGCATAAAAATGCCCGGACATATGTTTGCATTGCAATCTGCCCGGGAAAATGATAAAATGCACTTGTTCAAGGTGATTTTATACGGGGATTCCCGGTAAGATCGGATCAGCTCCGGTGTTGGCGCACTGGGGCTGATTTTTTTATTGAAAGTTGCACTGGTGCAATTTTTTAAAATGAAGATCACAAATATTATAAGCCGTATATTGTAGCACCAAAAATTTTACCACAAACAGGGCAAGAACGTTGATATAGTATATCAGGTAACTTTGGATAATTTTTATTCTTCCCATAAAGAGAAAACACCTGTCGATTATATTGTTTACAGGCAGTACAATTTCGATTTGCAGAAATAAGCACAGTATCAATATTCCACTCATTAATTTTAGGAATAATGCGTTTCAACGAGACGTTTTCGATATCCGAGGGTAACATAGTCGAAGAACGGATACTGTTAAAGATTTTAGTGAATCCCATATAAATTTCCCCTTTTCATATTAGTATTTATATCAGCTCCAACACAACTATGGGTCGAAGTAGATAACATTATTTGTGTGCTCCGATCTCGATCATATCCACGGAGCATTTCCTGTCGTAGTCCCCATTGATGATATGTGCATACTCATGCAGGTAAGATTTCCGGTTTTGCTCGAAGGACAGGGCATCGTTCAGGACGATGGTAAAGCTCATATCTGCATTTGCCACTACATAGGCCTTGATGCTGTATGGCAGCGTTGCCAGTACCGAATGGATATCCATGTCAGCCACCTCCTCTGAATATGTATGAGCCACAGTCATCCGTTCTGATTGCTCATCCGGTCGATCATCTCTTTTACAAACTGGATATCCTCCGGCTTCACCTTGCGGGAAGCATCAAAGAGGACCTTGTATTCTGGATTCTCGAAGAGAAACTGAGCCATGTCTCTGGCATCTTCATTCAAATAATATGATGTAGAATCCGCAGATGGACTTTCTAATAAATCGGATTTTTCTATATGAAGCCAGTTGCAGATAGATTGGATTTTATCCATTCGCGGCATTTTCTTACCGTTACACCAATCAGATACGGTTGCAGAAGAAACGCCTATGTATTTATATAGATCTGCCTGGTTTTTGCCGTTTATTTCCAAAAAATGAAGCAGGTTTTTGGAAAAGATTTTTTTATATTCTTCATCTGACATTTAATGTACCTCCATTTGCTATGATTATAAGCTAAAAGCGATGAAAAATCAATATAAAACACAAAATATTTAACTTTTAGTATTGACAGCTAGCTTAAAGCGAGTATAATGTAAAACAGAAAGGCGGTGATATTTACTTGAAAGTCTCACTTAGAGCATTACGAGTGAATGCTAATTTGAATCAAAAAGAAGTAGCGGCAATGATGAATATATCTCCGAATACGCTTATGAATTGGGAAAGCAACTATACTTCTCCAGATGTATTACAATTATCAAAACTGTGTACAATTTATAAGTGTACGATAGATGATATTTTTTTGCCTGATAAACTAGCTAAAAGCTAGTATTTTAGTAAAGGAGGCAGCAGGAATGAAGGGTGATAAGAAGACAAAGAGAAACATGTTGGCCATTCTAATCACTATCATTACGGTAAGTTTGTTAAGGCACCTTGGCTACTTTGGGACAACGGAATATGAATTCAGCTGTTTGTATATGCTTATATACTTATGCATCAATGAAGTCTTAAAAGAGAATTGATCAGCGCTTTAAGTTCTTCCGTATACATGCTCAGCAAGTATGCTATTATCCAGCCGAAAAGGTTCAGAAGTTTAGCAATGGCCGGCTTGGTTTTGAATCCTAGTTGTTTAAGGATAGAACTAGGTAATGAAATCATGATTTTCAAAGCACTAATAGGATTTAAGCAGCTGATAATGTCTTTCCTGAGAAAATTCCTTTGCATGAGGAGGTCATTGTATAGATTGACAGAGGAAAGGTAGTTACTATAATCTGACGCACCATATCCAAGAGAATCTGAGTAATAAGACTTGAATTCACATATGTCGGGATATTTTGCAAGAACGGCATTTAACTTCTCTCGATAAGAATTACCGGTTAGGGAATGAGAATATGAAGCGGGAGATGTGGACTTTAAAAAATCACACAGTGAGTCTATGCAGGAGGTGATTTTAACAAATTTAGCAGCATTGCGCAAAATTGACCAGAAATATATCACAATTAAAAGAATTACAAGGAATTTCAACATTATATGTAACCTCTCATATGAATTTACTTGGCTCTGGCGGGAGCCTGTAAGGAAAGTATAAGAGAAAACAAAAGTGAATGCAACTATCATCTCATCACTAATAAAGGAAGGAGGCGGCAGGTATGGATAATAAAAGAGACTGGAGTGCAATAATCATGTCTATTGTTTCACTGGTAACAAGCATAATTGTATTTGTGCTGACAGTCATTATACGACTGATGAAATAATCGAAAAAACAAGCGTTAATAAAGAAATTATAACGGATATCACGGACATTGTTTTTGCAAACAAAGAGTCAGTGCGAGCCTGTTTAGCTAATCGATCAGCGCTGGTAGCGTGGAGATCATTCAGATATTTATATCCTTTAAGAGTAAGCCCTTTGGGAAATTCAACATGAGGATCAAAGTTGCCATCACGCCATTTATCAATGTAAACAATAATATCGTTTTCGGCAAACTGATAAGCTAATTCGTCGATTTCTTTCTGGGTATGACCAAGCACAGATATTTCTTTGTATGGCGTACCGTTGATAATCTGTTCCAGAACAGAAATGGAAAAGTCACAGTGTTTTTCATAGGAACTTTGATTTTTCATAAAAACCTCCATACTTTTGAGACTGATAACTGAACACTATCAATTATAGAAAAAGAGGATAGAGGATGCAAGAGATTTTATAGGGAAGGAGGCAGCAGGAGTGGAAATAGTAATCCACAAAGAAGAGAGCAGGAATTTTTTACAAGTAGGAAAAGAAATGATAGAAGTATCGGATTATAGTTTAAAAAGCTCCGCAGACGGTTCCACAGAGCTTTCTGTAACTATAAAGGGAAAGGTCAATGTATTGGAGACATCAGCCAACCTAATAATGTAGAGGAATGGTTAAAGAAAAAGATATCCAGAGGAACATGGTCAGCATAATAAAAGAAATTAACCGGGTACCGATTGTTTCTGGAATCTTTGGAGGGTTACTGGGAGTAATCCTGTCAAAAGTAATTTTCTAAATTTAAGAAGGAGGAATAACCAATGGATCAGAAGACTGTAGATCTCACAGTGAGTTGTAATACCGAGGAAGCGGAAGCAAAAGCAAGCCACATCGTAGAATTGTTGAAAGAAGCCAGCGCATTGGTGGATGAGCTGGCCTCTAAGGGAATCAATATAAGGAATGATTCGTTCGTTCCTGAAGATAGTAATGGGAAACGATTCAAAGTTGGGAAAAAGGGCAATGCACCTAATTGAAAATATTTTCTTTTATGTATTTCCAATCATTGGTGTCTAACCAACCTTGATAATTAGTGGGTTTTACTTCGACGACTATCATTCGATCATTTTGATCCAAGTGGGGTGTTATCTTATTTGAAATCTGATCAGCCGTTAAGAATGACTTGATAAGAAAAGAAGATTTCCAATAAGTACACCATGCTCCGGTTGATGAATCTTTTATTGCTTGAATTACTTCATCATATTTTTGTCCGGTAGCATTTAGATCGTAAGTAATCATGTAGGCTGCCATAAACATGCCTCCTCTCTTTTGTACTCGGCTCTGGCAGGAGCCTGTAAATAAAGTATAGGAAAAGAAGAGGTCGGATTCAATATGGTAGGCATTTCGATTTATCGAAAGAATCATTTCGGAGAATCGAAGTGCAGTAGGAAGGAGATGACAGGAATGGAGAAAATCGACAGATTATATGCTCTGCTGGAGCGTGATGACATTGACGAGGACACCAAGGCAGCGCTGCGGTGAGCAATCTTCCAGTTAGAGAACGCAACTTAGACAACCATAGCACCATAAGCTGTAAAAAAACAGTCAGGAGGTACATATGCGGATTGTAAATTTAATCCACATCGGGGACCAGATATTGTCACTGGATGACATGGATCCAATGAAAAAGGCAGAGATTGCCTTACGGCTGAATGAACAGAGTCTGAAGACTCTGGGGTATGCAGCCAAGAAGAAAGAGGAATCAGCGTAACCACAGGTATCCGTGCCCTGTACGTGGTGTATTCCCAACACCACACTCCCCTTTTACACAATTAGCGTGTGTGTCCAGTCCTCCCCTGGCTGGGCACCACGTAGAGGGCATGGGGACAAGCATCATATTATAGATCACGCTTTGTGCGTGGTGCATCTTGCTGCATCACCATATGACGGAATATCATCCACTGCTATGATGGTATGCCGATCTCCTTCCGGTGGTACCCGGGTAGATCAGCACCGGGGCCACGCAGAGAGCGTGATCGGAAAGGGCAAAGATGAACATAGACGAACGTTATTATGTAAGAGAAGTCATGAATAACAAGGACAGCGCAGAGTTCTGGCAGTCGGCAAATGAAAGCCTGGCGCAGCGTGTATACAAACAGGTCAAGCAGGAAACCCCTGCAGCTAAACTCTATATATTTAGCGGTGTGCAGGTAATCACGACCAACCAGGCGCAGAAGGAGATGTTACTCAGATTTCTCGAGATGGAAGAGGACATATGTAGCGCAAAAATCAATGAGATACAAGAGATAAAACGGCAGATAGAGGGGGAGAGTGCGGATGTATAAAGATATAGCGATATCGATTCTCGGGGCATTACTTCTGGAGCCGGTATTTAAAACAACAGAGACAGGAGAGCAGATTGCCATGGTCATAGGCCTGGCGACGGTGCTTTTTATTTTTTGCCTTTTTTGTGAGATTTGGGTTGAAAAAGTACGGAATTATAACCGAAGGATCCGGGAAATGGAAGCCAGACTGGAACGGCTGAGAGGAGGTAGGATCGATGAAAGTAGAGAGAGTGCAGGAAATTATGGAGAGACTGGAGCAGACACCGTCACAGCCCTTGATGATGCTGGTTGATCATGAGGCACAGGAGGTTTTTCCGTATGTCTTTCGGAAGTACGGAAATGCGCATCTGGTCATGATGAAAGGCATCCGGTATATCACAATCACAGATGATGCCGTCCGGGTCATACTGGACCGCCTGCAACGCGAGAGGGCAGATTTTAAACGCATGGTGGACAACTACGATAAAGAGATCCGCGGTGTGGAGTACCTGCTGACAGGCAAAAAACGGTACTACTGGTCACCGGATAATTACATAGTAGAGCCTGTCTACGCAGAGCAATAAAAAAGCCGGCATTTGGCGATGCCGGCCAGCTCACAGAGCTACTTATATAGACAAGATAAGTATACATCTGTAAGCCGAAAAAGTCAAGAAAAACGGGGCTTTCGATAGCCCCTGCGCACTTGATAAAGATATTAAAGTTAGGATACAGAGACATGGTAAATCGAAAGAAAATAAGGTTAAGGAACGGGGACATTCTGGACGTGGAAGAGTACCACGATGGTCATTATGGATCTCCGGGAAAGACGAGGCAAAAAAAGGAGAAGCAGACCAAGGAACAGATGCGGCTGATCAATCAACGGAATAAGGCGAAGAGATGCCGCTGGAGATTATTGCAGTACTTTAACGAGGGAGACTTGTTTATCACATGGACCTATGAGGTGAGAAATCGACCGCCAGATATGGACGGAGCATTGAAGGACTTTCGGGCGACCATCGGAAAGATTAGGAAGATCTATCGCAGACTTGTAGTACAGCTCTACTGGATCCGTAACATCGAGCGCGGCACCAAGGGAGCCTGGCATATCCATCTTGTGATCAAACAGACACCGGAGGGTGATGCAGCTGCTATCGTAACCAAGGCATGGACAAAGGGCGGTACCTACGTGGCAGAGATCCGGAACAGCAAATTTAACGGGGATGACATGGAACAGCTGGCGAATTATCTGACCAAGGATGAGCACACAGCGGAGACCAAGGCAGACGGTACACCGGGTAAACCAAGGATTGCGGAGTCATCATACAATACCAGCCGCAATATGCCACTCCCGGAACCAAAAGAGGACAAGCTGGTTCGATGGAAGCCGGAGATCAAGCCACCCAAGGGATATTACATAGCCCGGATGCATGAGGGCATTAATCCGGTCACAGGATTTTTATACCGGAGTTACACGTTGATCAGACTTAAGTGCACCGAGCGGAAGAGGCCGCCGGGGAGAAGGAGGTGTTGAGATTGATAATAGAAATGTTTGTGAGCGCGACACTGCGCGGATCGGCCAAGGGAACGGGCAAGGTCATGTATACCATGCGGACGAAGCAGGAGAACGGTCAAAACTATGAAAAGCCGCCGGAGATCGGGAAGGCGGAGAGCACGGCCAACCGTCTGGTGTTGTGGAGCATCTGTAGGGCGCTGGAGAGACTGCCAAGTGATCGGGAAATTGTGATCTACACGGAGAACAGCTATATCGCATCCGTGATCAATCAGTGCTGGCCGGAACGGTGGGCGAGAAACGGCTGGAAGAATAGTCGCGGGAAAGAAATCAAAGATGCGGATTTGTGGAAAAAGATTCTGAAAGAGGTCCGAGAAGTGGGTCACCGTATCACTGCCGTGGAAGGCAGACATGAGTATTCTGATATTTTCAGCTATAACATGAAAAAGATAGATGTAAAATCTAACATTTTTACAAAAGTGGAATTGCAAGAGGTAACACCAGTAAGTGACTAGAGTTAGAAACCATTCCGGTGATGTCACCGAAATGGTAGAAATAGAACATTTTGACAGAATTGCACCGGTGCAACCGGGAAAGGAGACGGAGATGGAAAAGAAATTTGGAATATTTAATACCGTAGAGGAGTTAAACAGGGCAGCAGCCGCCCAGAAGGCAGAGGGAGACCTGGAAGCGCTGATCGGACTGGCCACAGAGAACGGACTGGAGAAAGAGGATGCCGAGGACTACATGGACAGCAATGATCCGGAAGACTGCCTCTGCAATGCCACGATGGCAGCCATTGCCAAGCTGAAGTTGGAAGAACAGGACCTGCATCTCGAAAGCCAGTTAAAGGACTGGAAAGACTTTATCGTGCAGATGCTGACAGAGTATCTGGTGGATCATGCCGATGGGGACAGGGATGCTCTGGGAAATGCCGTATTTAATCCTGCCAAGTGCCTGCTTGACGTACTGGCAGCAGGAATGAAGCTGGCATCAGAACATCGCATAAAAGTAGATAAAAGAATCATAGAGAAAGCAGGACTGCCGGAGAGAGCAGGAGACATAGGATCCATCGGCCGTGATGAGTTCAAGAAGATTGTTCTGGATTATTACATGGGAGAGAAAAATGATCGTATTTAAAGCAACAAACAATGACATGACCTGTACGATGGGGCATGGAATATTCCAGTATCAGTTGGGGATACCTGCAGTGGCGGACCGGTCGAAATGCGGAGCAACGGGCCTACATGCCTGTGAGTATGTCATGGACTGTGCCGGATACTATGGACTGGGTAGAGATCACCGGTATTTTAAGGCAAAAGCAGAAGGAGACATAGCGGAAGATGGACAAGATACCAGAATTGCATGTACGAGACTGACATTACTGAAGGAATTGACCAACCGCGATGTTGCGAAAGAAGCCATGCTTTACATGATACATCATCCGCACCGGGAAAACTGGGAAGTATCTAACCTTATGGTACAGGTAAAGGAGAACACAGCAGAGATCAGGATCCCGGATGGAATCGCCATTGCCAGAGGACTCCATCCCAAAGTAAGCGGCTGCGCCGGAGCACATCTGGGGCTGATCCGGGAAGAGAAAGGAAAGATCACGGCGGCCAAGATCTTTGATGTGGACGGAGTCTATATATTGCCGGGAGTGTGGTACACCCTGGAGGACCTGGCAGAAGCAGAAAGGAGGCAGCAGGCATGAAGTGGACAGAAATACTCAGGACACCGGTGATACCGGCAGATAAAAAGAGAAATAAACAGATCACGTTCCAGACAACGGAGAATTATCTGATACTGGATATCTGGAGAGGTGGAAATAACATCTGCCGCCATGCAATCAACCTGAAAACATGGGAATACGGCACATATTTTCCGGATACCGGAACAAAGCAGGCAACAAATATCAATAGCTGCACAGACAATTACGAGAGATATTTTTATGATTATCGGCTGAAAGATGAAGAATGGCTGACACAGGAGCAGATTAAGAGACTGGATATCCTCACAAGAGAGGAGAAGGATTGGGTAAAAGATGTATTGCAGCGCATAGAGCGGATGGAGACAGACTATAACGCAGAAAAGCGGGAACAGGCCAGAAACAGTAAGGAGGAGCGCATCCGTAGATTAATGGACAAATGTCCAAAACCGGGAAAAGCAGTATATGACTGGATCACAGAACAGATGGTAGGAGATCTGCAGTATGCCTTTTATGACAAACAGAAAAAGACCTGCCATTGCACAGCCTGCGGCGGAGATTTTCCGGAAGAGGCAGCATGCATCCCTGTGAAACATAGAAAGCAGATCACCTGTCCGCTGTGTGGACATCTTCTGACCGTGGATAAGAGAGCGGATATACTCATCGTTGCAACGGACTGGCTTACCATGATCCATAACGTGGATGATAAACAGGGAGTGGAACAGCATTTTAAGGTAAAAGTGGAGTGGGACAGATACGGAACAAGAACCACGGAGCTGGAGGAGCACATCCGACTGATGATGCTGCGGAACACAGCAAAGGATATCATGAAAATCTATTACTATGGGAGCCAGTACTGGTCGGGATGGAGCACTGGAAATAACAGTAACCGCCGGTGGCACAGCGCCTATCTGTATCCGGATACGGAAAGTATACAGACCGGATTGCGGGGGACGGCATATGAGGCATGGGCAGAGGTGTTCCCGAGACTGGCACAGATGGGAATAAAAGCGCACTATAACGGCCTCATGGTGGAAAGCAATAGGGAGTTTACCGGTATCGCAGAATATATGGCAAAGGGACGCTTTTACCGTCTACTGGATGAACTGTCACAGTGCATCACCTACTGGGGCGGATATTCCGGGAAAACGATTGATGTATCCGGAGAAAATGCAGAGGAGATACTGCAGATAGAGGATAAACAGCTGATCAACCGTCTCAGACAGGCAGACGGCGGAATGTGTATGCTGCGCTGGCTGCAGTGGTCCAACCTCAACAAAAAGAAGCTGTCAGAGCAGTACATATCCTGGGCAGAAAAAAATAAGATCGAACCGAATAACTATCTGCAGTCGGAAGCGGGAAAATACCTGACACCGGAACAGTTAATGAATTACATCAACAGGCAGAAAAAAGAAAGCTATCCCAGCAGAACCATAGCGGGAGTCTGGGATCAGTACGAGGATTATCTCAGCATGGCAATGGATTTAGGGAAACACATGGAGGATGCCCTGGTGTACCGTCCCAGGGAATTGAAGCGCCGACACGATGAAGTCAATGCAGAGATGGAGCTGCGACGGGAAGAAATCAAGCGGAAACGGGATGCAAGAGAAGCCGCATGGCAGGCACAGAAAATGAGGGATAAGTATCCGGGATATGAGGATATCCTTTCCGAGATCAGTGAGAAGTTTGAGTATCAGAATGACACCTATTGCATTGTGGTTCCCAGGGATTTTATGGAGATCACGGCAGAGGGCATGGCACTGCATCACTGCGTAGGCAATACAGAGAGGTATTTTGACCGGATAGTCAGCAGAGAGACCTATATCTGCTTCTTGAGGCAGCAGGAGTCTCCGGACAAGCCTTTTTACACGATCGAGGTGGAGCCGGGCGGTACAATCCGCCAGCACCGGGGAGCCTATGACGAAGAACCGGGCATAGAGGAGATCAAGCCGTTCCTCCGTGAGTGGCAGAAAGTAATCCGCAAGCGTATGAGCAAGCAGGATCATGAGTATGCGGCACAGAGCGAAATCCTGCGCCAAAAAAACATAGAAGAACTGAAGGCAAAAAATAATACTGTAGTCCTGAAAGGACTAGCGGAAGATCTGATGGAGGTAATCTGAATGTATTTTGTTGCAGACACAGAGAAAAGGCAATGTGAAATCAATGGGATAACAGTGAAGGAGCGCGGGGTGTATCTGTTCCGATTCCGGGCAGACGGAGATATAAAATGGGGACACGCAAGAGTGGACGAGATTAATGAGGACAAGATAGTGCTCCGGACGTGGCAAGGAGCACCTGCAATTACAGTATCTGTGGGTGATGTACTGGAAGTACACAGCGGAGAAGCACAAGTAGAAAAACTGGACGAAGATATCATGCGGAAATTAATACGAGGAGCGGTATATTCGGAGAACACCAAAAGGTTTTAAAAGGAGATAGGCAATGGAAAATATCATTTATCAAAAAACATACCAGGAATATAAACAGGAACTGGATGCAGTTCTCACCCGGACAGCAGAGGATTTTGTACAGATCGGCTATCTGCTCAAGGTGGCCAGAGATACAAATATATTGGCAGAGAGCGGATATGCAACCGTGACAGACTTTGCCAAGGCAGAATATGGCATAGATAAGACACAGGTAAGCCGCTTTATCAGTATCAATGACAGATTTTCTGAGGATGGCTACTCTGATCATCTGCTCACGAGCTACAAGGGATTTGGATACGCAAAACT